GAAAGAGATATCAGCATTCTACGAGAAAGATCCAGAAGCGGAGCACATTGATAAGACAATCATCAAAGAGCGATTGAAATCAAAGTTCCCAAAGCAGGATCATTTTGAGCAGTTCTCTGCGATTGTCGATACACTGACCAAGATATCTGAGATTAATCTGGTGGATCTGGTCAGGGAGACCAGGCTGGATGCCCTTGCCCAGGAGATGGCAGTTAACCTTGTTGATCACAAATATGACAAGGTAGACAAGCAGATTGAGAACTATGAGCAGCTGCGAGTAGGTACTGTGGCAGATCCAGAATCAGGGATTCTGAGAGCTCCGACACATGAGGAATTACTTGAGCTCCGGGATAGAGGTGAGAGGATCAAGGTAGCGCCAGGCGCCTTGAATAATTCTCTGGCTGGGGGTCCGAGATGGGGCAATAATATCTTCTTGTTTGCGAGGCCTGAAGTAGGTAAGACTGCCTGTGCTATTACTATGGCATATGGATTCCTTGTGCAGGGCTACACAACGCTCTACATGGGTAATGAGGAGCCAGCTGAGGATGTCCTGGAAAGGATTAAATCGAGGTGTTGTAATGCGCCCATTGGTTGGGTAAGGGATCACCCACAAGAAGCCGATGCCCGGGCAATAGAGAAGGGCTATGGAAACCTGGTCTTTTGGGAGCCAGAGATGGGTGGTACAATTCTTGAGCTGGAGCAGAAAGTCGATCTTGTCAAGCCAAAGGTAGTCATCATTGACCAGATGAGAAATATGCAATCTGCAGGAGAAGGTGAGCATCAGAAGTATGAGGCTTTGGGTAAAATCATCAGGGATATGGCAAAGAAACAGAAGTTTGTAGCTATCTGCCTGGGGCAGGCTGGGGCTGAGGCTGAGGATAAGGCAGTGCTTACTCAGAATGACATCTATGGCAGTAAGACAGGTGTCCAGGGAGCATTTGACACTATCCTGGGAGTAGGTGCAACCTACGAGATGATTGAGAGAGGTGAGCTGTGCATCACTCCTGTCAAGAATAAGATAGGCAGTGTTCACAGACCAATTAAATTACGCTTGGATAAGCAAAGGAGTAAGGTTTACTAAATAACTTGACAGCTCCTGAAATACATGGTACAATATAATTATGACCTTTAAAAAATTAACTAAAAGTTGGAACCTGTTACCTGAGCATGTCAGGAAACCAGATCCATTTTACTATTGGAATGAGGAAAACTATGTCGTACTCGACTTTGAAACCACCAATATTGAGTTTGGAGATCCAGTTTTACCCGAGAATAGTATTCTCTGTGCATGTTGGTCGAGAGGTAGCGGCCATCCTAAAGGTGGATCATCGAAGATTGCTGTTAGAGGATCTGAGTTCGATATGCAAGAACTGGTTCGAGACATTGAAGACGCAAGATTCCTGGTCGCACACAATGCAAAGTTTGAACTTGGGTGGCTTAAAAGATGTGGACTTGACTTATCAAGAGTGGTCGTCTGGTGTACGCAGCTTGGAGAATACGTTCTTGGAGGCAACCGACCCTGGCTCCTGTCTCTCGAAGAATGTGCAAAGAGAAGAAACTTTGGGAGTAAGAATTTCGTGGGTAAGCTCATTAGAAAAGGAGTACACCCAGAGGACATTCCTTCTCAATGGTTAGAGGAGTACTGCCACAAGGATGTAGAGCTGACTGAGAAGCTGTTTATCTCACAGCGCAAGGACATATATCACAGAAGATTGGCTGCAGTCAATTACACCAGGCAGCTGCGCTTGCCTGTACTGGCAGACATAGAGTTTAACGGCATGTGCCTTGACCCTAAGCGAGTTGAGAAGCTGTATTTTGATTACCTGGACAGATATACAGAGATAGAGCAGAAGCTTAATACAATTACAGGGGGCATTAACTTTAAGTCAAGTGATCAGGTAGCTGAGTATGTCTATGAAACACTAGGTTTTACGGAGATCAAGAATGCGAAAGGTAAAGTGCTTAGGAACAAACCGAGTAAGCGTTGGCCGCAGGGCAAACCAAAGACTGACAAAGCTACAATGGCTAAGGTACTCAAGCAAGCAAAGACAAAAGAGCAGAGAGAGTTTGTAGAACTGCGGCAGGAAGCCGCTAAACTGAGCCATGCACTGACTAATTCACTTGGTAAGTTTCAGCAATGCTGCAGAGAAACAGATGATAATATCCTGTATGCTAAGTTTAACAACACCAGGACAGCTACTCACAGATTGAGCTCGACTGGAGTTAAGTATGCTGCCCAGTTCCAGAACTTTAACAATAGTTTTAAGCCAGTATTCAAAGCCAGGGAGACTGGCTGGCTAGTAGCCGAACATGACCAGGCACAGCTAGAATGGAGAGGAGCAGTAGATCTGTGCAAGGATGTGCAGGGAGCTAAAGACATAGCTGATGGAGTTGACTCCCACGCACAAAGTGCAGGGATTATCTTCAAAGATGAATGGGAGAATGCAGAATCAGCTGAAGAAAGAAAAGCAATCAGGAAGAAAGCGAAGGCGTACACATTCAAGCCGCTGTACGGAGGAAAGTACGGAACTGATTCAGAGATGGAGTACTACAAATGGTTCAGGGAAAAGTATAGTGGTATTTCCAAATGCCAGGATGAGTGGAAAAACCATGTACTTAACTACCGCTGGTTGCGGATTGAAAGTGGATTGATATTTTACTGGCCTGATGCCAAGTTAGATAGAGATGGTGAGTTGATCTATAACATAGCTCATCAAGTATGTAATTACAAAGTGCAATCATTCTGTACTGCAGACATTGTACCTATATCACTGGTTTACCAGTGGCATAGAATGAAAGCGATGGAGCTGGAGTCGTTTCTTGTATCTACAGTACACGATTCTACCCTGGGAGAAGTTAAACCAAGTGAAAAGGAGATATATGACAAGATTGCCAAGGTAGCTTTTGAAAACGACACAATCAAATACCTCAGAGAGGTATACAATTACAATTTTGAGATACCACTGGTGGCTGAGGCTGATTTTGGTACACATTGGGCAACTAGTGTAGAATGGGAAAAGGAATTCTTAAATGAGTAGGGAAGCAATAAAACATTTGTTGGAGGAGTATAAGCGAGGAAATGACGTAGCCCTGGAAGAGTTGATTGCGGTGGCAAAACCATCTATTGAAACAGCTATGATGACAAAGATCACAAAAGACAAGAGATGCCGTTTGGACGACTTTGATGATATCATGTCACATCTGTGGATAGGTGTATGCTTATACGCACACAAGTGCGAGTATGACTTTGTAAGATGGGTAGTCAATACCCTGGGTAATTGGGCGATTGCTGGATACAGGAAAGAACTGAGAAAGGAGAGAGTAGTCATGAACTATGATCATCCAGAGGATCTGGAGTGGTACGGTGACATTGAGCCATCGGTTGATGTATGGCACAATAGCCCAGAGGAGCTGAGTATCCTGAAGGAAGAAACAGATAAGACGATTCACAAGCTTACCTGGGATTTTACCGAAGAGGAAGAAGCAGTACTTTGGTGGGATAGGGTTGCCCAGTTGACAAATAAGGAAATACAGACTATAATGGGGTATGCGGATGAAAGAGAACCCTACCGGGTGAAACAGAGAATTCAGTATAAACTAGACAGGAACAAAGAGAGGGTAAACGAAAATGACTACAGAGGGTGAGACCATAGGCAGTAAGACAATTTACTGGGCTAAGTGCGTAGAGGAGCCGATGTACCACGTTGGCAAATTCATACCGGGTCAATTTTACCGAGTGAAAGGATTTGGACCAGAGGATGCAGCCTCTCCAGAAGAAGGGTGGAAAAATTCATGCCAATTTAAGGGAGCAACTATTGATAGTAATACCGGGGCGTCCTACGTCTGTACAGCTACTGATGGCAAATGGGAAATTTGGTCAGAAACAGAGTGGCTTGACAAAATTGAGAGCCTCTCTCCTGAACTTGACAGACTAAATCAGGATTTGGTAAATCATCCACCTCACTACACTTCACATCCATCAGGTATTGAGTGTATACAGATTACTGAACACATGGGATTTAACTTGGGCAATGCATTGAAGTATATATGGAGGTGTGACCTAAAATTAGATGCTGTTGAAGATTTAGAAAAAGCAAAGTGGTATATTGATAGAGAAATTGACAAGAGGAAAAAAGTAAATGAGTGAGAAAATTAAAGGTAGTGTACACTATGTCTCTGAGAAAGATTACAAAGGCAAGAAGCTGTACTCAATTAAATTAGATAATGGTACTTTCTATGGTACTGGTAACAAACACCCTGGAGCCGAGGTAGGTGACCTGGTTCTGTTTAACGCATCCAAGAATGATCGAGGCTACTGGAACATTGAAGGAGCAATCAAAGTTAAGCCAGGCGCTGGCACTAAGCCAGAGCGTAAATTTGGCGGTGGTGGCAAAGGTGGCTACTCTGGTGGTGGATTCAAGCAAGATCCAGCTACCCAGGCAGCTATCATTATGCAGAATGCATCAACCACTGCAGCTGCGTTGATTACAGCTGCCCTGGCTCATGATGCCCTGCCATTGCCTGCCAAGAAAGCAGAGAAGCTCCAGGGATTGATTGATGCACATCACAAGATCACTGAGGAAGTCTTTAAAGCAAGCCTGGGAGTGTATGTTGCAGTCAAGGGTGGCGCTGAACTGACTAGCCTGATTGATGAGCCAGAAGAAGAGCCAGAGAAGGAAACCCTGGATGATGATGACTGGGATGAAGATCAGGAAGATACACCAGACGCTGGTGATGATGACGAATGGGATGATGACGATGACTTCTCTTGAGGATAAAGCAGAAGAGTACTACGTCAATGCTATAGTCAAGGCAGTACAATTCAGAACTGGCATGGAAGATGGCTATGTCTCCCCCTCTGTGGGGGAGCTAGGTCGGGCATATATCAACACCTCACGAGGTAAGGTATTTGTCAATGCCAAGGGAGATAAAGCTCCCTGGATTGTGTTCTGGCCAGGTGGCTTTACTGAGATTGTAGATGACAGTCGGTTCCATGAATTCTTCACCAAGCATGAGTATGAAGAAGCCGGGGGAGATGAAGGTGGTGGAGCTTTACCGTTTTAAGGAGGAAGTATGGCCAAAGGCCCAATAGTGAGTGTAGACGGGGATATCATCAGGTATACCATAGGCTGTGTATGTGATACAGCCAAGTTCTTTGTCTATGATGATGACAAAGAGCTGGGAAGTTATGACAACAGAACCCAGCTCAAGGCTGCCCTGGGCGATGATGCGCTTGACAAGTATACCGTTAAGCGTCGAGTCAAAGCAGAGCCCCTGGCTAACGCTCTTCACAGCGTTAAGCTAAAGTTGGAGTACATCAGAAAAGCAACCAATGCAAGGGATCTGAATATCTACCTCACTGGGTCAGGCAATTTCAGGGAGAGTATGAAACTGTGTCTTCCTTATAAGGGTAACAGAGTTACCCGCAAGGCTATGAATGAGATGAAAGATGCTGGGTTATACCCGCACTACTTCGAGCAATATGGCGAGAAGTATAGCTTCGGTAAGCCAACTCATTTCAAAGCTATCACAGATTATCTGTGTGATAAGTGGGATGCAGTTATTGTCGATGACATGGAAGTCGACGACGAGCTTGCTATTCAGCAAGCGAGGGCTTGGGATTGGTCTAAGGGAAGAGACAATTCCGAGCAAGACCTCAAGGAGAGAGGCCATGTTATTGCGTCGTTAGATAAAGATCTGATGCAAGTGCCTGGATGGTTCTTTGATTTCCGACCAGAGAAAGACAGGAAGAAAGGCGTACCTGATTGGGAATTTGTCAGCGAAGACCAGGCAGATACAAATCTGTGGGCACAGGTAATGTCAGGTGATATGACCGATAACATTTTTGGGATCGAGGGATTGGGTTTATCAGGAGCCAAGAAGCGAGTCAAGGAAGGTAAAGCTAAGGGATTGACTGGAGAGGAGATCTGTACTGCGGCTTACTATGACTGGTTCACCAAGTTAGCCAGGGAGTGGCTAAACACTGGTGGCGAGACTCTGAAACCTATCTCTCGATTCATTTTGGATAATTACGAACCAGAGACATACATGCATGAGGTATACAGACTGGTAAGACTAGTGAGGACATATGACGAGCTGGAAGAAGTCAGGGATGAGATCGGGATTCGAGAGCAAGATAGCTCTTCAGTTGGATAGGGAGTGGGTACAGTATGGATATGAGTGCGACACCATTGGATATACTTCAAAGAAGCGCGGAGGCTTTTGTGGCGATTGTGGGTCTAGGAATGTTCTCCTGGCTCGCACTTACACTCCTGATTTTACTGTGTACGATTTTGGTGGAGGGCCTATATACCTTGAAACAAAAGGCAGGCTTACAGCAGGAGACCGGACAAAGATGCGAGACGTTAAGGCGTCTAATCCAGATCTTGACATTAGGATGGTGTTCATGTCAGATAACAAAATACCGGGAAAGAAGCAAGAAAGATATTCAGAGTGGGCTACGCGATTAGGGTATGAATGGGCTATTGGACAGATACCAGAAGAATGGCTCGAAGAATTTACGCATGAGGATGAAGAATGAGTAAACTTACATTTCTTGACATAGAAACCAGTGAGAACATAGGTAAGTTCTGGAGACCAGGTAACCGGGTCTCCTTGTCTTACAAGAACATTATACAAGAGAGGGTGATACTATGTGCAGCATGGGTACATGATGATGAAGAAACAGTGTGGTACACAGACAGCCTGGAGTGGAAGAAAGCTCCTAAAGACAGCCCTTTCAAATGGATACCAGATGACAGGAAGATTTGTGAAGACATTCTGGATGGCTTTAGTGAGTCTAGTATTCTTGTGCACCATAACGGTAACAGCTTTGATGTGCCTTGGATTAATGGCCGTTGCCTGTATCATGGCCTTCCTACTATCGGTAATGTACGGAATCTGGACACTTACAGAATTGCCAAGAAAACGTATAATCTCAATAGTTACAGACTTGACTACCTGGCTAAATTCCTCAAAGTAGATACTGGGGCCAAGATGCACACAGACTATGAGTTGTGGGATGAAGTGCTGATCAATCGCTCACAAGAGTTTTATGACTACATGGTTGACTACAATATTCAGGATGTTGAGGTACTGAGAGCTGTGTACAAAAGGCTTCGCCCAGGCATGTCAGGGGTTGTGTGGGCTAACATGGTAGATGATGAGACTAGTCCATGTCCTAACTGTGGACAGACTCACAAGAAGCTCCACAAGCGAGGCACTGTGCCTAATCAGAAGACCTATTACCACAGGTACTTCTGCCCTGAATGTGGTACTTGG